AAATCTGATGTTGTTAAGGCAGCAAAAAAAGGTGAGGATATTGGTAAAAAGGGTAAGGATTTTGAAAAAGTAGCAGATAAAGCAGCTAAAGAATATGGTAGTAAAGAAGCTGGTAAAAAAGTAGCTGCTGCAGCAATGTGGAAAAATGTTAAAAGAGAAAATGTTAAAGAAAATTTTAATCCCAATAATAGTCTTTCTCTAGAAAAATTGAGAACCGAACTTTCTGAATTACAACACGGGTTAAAATTATTAAACGGTTCATTTTCAAACGCATCAAAAGACACTGCATTTAATTTAAGAAATGCAGATGAAAATCAGACAGCTTTTTATGATTTTATCGAAGACACTAATTACGACCCAAATTATTTTCACGGTAAGGAAATATATAAAGATATTGCCGAACTTAAACGTAAATTAGGTATGACCGAAAACGCTAAAAAATCAGCGAAACCAATTAGCGAAAGCGAAGCTAAATTAAGAAAATATATTCGCAATCGTCTTATGGAAAACGCTGGAATGAAAAAAGCAACATTGAATGAGAATGAAAAATCTGTAACATTAAAAAAACTTGATGAAGCGATTGACAAACAATTCCAATTGTATGGTAATACTGTAAAAAAAAAGATTTAACTGAGGGATTTAGTCAGATTGAAATGGGTGAAGGTGCTGAATTTGTTAATTATCAAAGGGTTTTAGGTAAATCAATTGAGAAAACAAATCAGATGATTCAACAAGCAAAATCAGACGGCATTGAAGCAATTGAACCTGATGGTACTTGGGAATCCGTTTATGAGTTTGATAAAGTAGTTCTTATGAATACCAGACTTAAAGTATATTATAAAGAATATAACGGAAGAGGATGGGAAAATAAGGTTGATGAAACCAATCTAACTCAAGATAGACTAAATGATTTTCAAGATACTAAATACGTTTTATCTTGGATTAGAAGAAGTATTAAAAAAGGATATACACGAGATCGTCAAAACGATGTAAAACAACGAAAGATTGATGCTAGAGATGCACAAATGTAAAAATAAAAAAGCCACTAAATAGTGGCTTTTTTATTTTCTCTGTATTTATGGAAAAATCTCAATATGAACTACGAAGATAATAAACTAAAGCTAATTTTCATATTAAAAATTGGGTATAATTCGAAAGAAGAAGGACTTTATGAATTTATATTTTCATTGGATGAAACTAATATAGATATGGAAGGGTGGTGTTGGGATATTTCACCCGCTTGTGATAATGCTATGCCACCAACCGAAGAATATATTAACGCTGTTTTTAATTTAAAAACAAGTTCTTTTGATTTATTCTGTTTACATGAAGCTGTTGATAGAGAGTATATGCATGGATATCATACAATTCATGCATTAGCATTTGAGGTTGAGAGAATTAATGATGAAAATTCTGGATTTAGTGATTACGAAAAAATGTTTGAAGGAAATAATGATGATTTGCCACTATTGGTTTTTCATTATGGTATGACTTTAACAAAAGTTAAAGACATGTTGAGTGCCAGAAAGATTATTTTAAAGAATAATGAATTTATTGAGACCTCTTCAATAAAATTTTAGTAATTATATTTGCACACTCCAATTAAGGAAGTTGCGTGGCATGGTGTATCAATAATATATCATGCCTCGCTGTTTTATATACCAATAGTATTTATTATAAAATTTTATAAATGAGACGATATTTATCTGATGAAGAAAAAGAAGCCGAAAAAATAAAAGAATTCGAAGACTTAGTACCCGAACATACCCCCGCAATACCTCTCGACCTTCAAAGAGAAAAGGAAAAAGAAACAGCCAGAAAAAAAGCAGATGAACTAAGAAAGAAAACGGGAAAGGTTGAAGCATACGTTTATACGAAAAACGGTGTAACTAAAAAAGCAAGTGACTTAACAATACCAGAACAAGAATTTGAATATATCCATTGTGCAACAGACCCAATATATTTTATTGAAACATATCTAACCGTTTTTGACCAAACACATGGCACGGCAGGTCAAATTGTTCCATTTAGATTATTTGACTTTCAGAAAGACTTGATTAATACGTATTTGGAAAATAGATTTATTATAGCAAATAAATATAGACAGGCGGGAGTCTCAACAACAACTTGTGCATATATCGCATGGTATATAATGTTTAACGCAAATAGACAAGTCGCAATCATTGCAGATAAATTAGAAACAGCACGTGATGAAATTATGAGCGATGTGGTTTTATTTATTGATTGCTGTCCAGCGTGGTTGAGACCTAAAACTGGTAGAGAAAGTAACGAAAAATTCAAAGACACCCAAAAATTAAAAATTTATGATAACAATTCAAGATTAGGTGCATTTTCCGCAAAAGGTGGTCTTCGTGGTATGACACCGACTTTGATTTTTTGGGATGAAACTGCGTGGACAGAAAAGGGAGATAAATTTTGGACTGCCGCTAAACCAACGTTGGGTACTGGTGGTGGTGCTATTATGGTTTCAACACCATCTGGTCTCGATGCAGTTTTTTATAAGCATTTTGACGGTGCACGCAAAAAAGAAAATAGTTTTGTTGCCGTTGAGTTATGGTGGTATAATGACCCCAGATATAACAAAGACTTGTGTTGGATAAAGAATAAGAGTAAACAAAATGAAATAAGATTTCAAGACGAAAATTGGGATAAAGAGAGAAGGATTCAATTAATGGATGATGGTTGGGAAGCAAGTTCACCTTGGTTTGAAGAACAAGTAAGAGATTCAAATGGGGATATGCGTAAGATAGCTCAAGAGTTATTATGCAGTTTTTTGGGGTCAGGTGATAATTTCATTGCTGAAGAATATTTAAAAAGGGTTCAAGAAGAAGAAATTAAAACACCAATTCGTCAAGAATACATGGATAATAATATGTGGATTTGGGAAGACCCATTAGCTGGTGAAGACTATATCATGGCAATTGATGCGTCTTCAGGACATGGTGAAGATAACTCAACAATTAACATATTAAAAACAATTGAGATTATTGAAGAAAGAGTAATTAAAAAGGGTGACAAAATAAAAAAGGTTAAAATCAAAAGACATAAAGTTGAACAAGTTGCCGAATATTACGGAAAAGTAACACCACAAATGCTTTCTGAAATTGCATATCAATATGGAAAAAGATATAATGATGCATATTGTGTTGTTGATATCACAGGTGGACTTGGTATACAAACTATTGAGAAATTACTTGAAACTGGATACGAAAGTGTTCATTATGCAGAAGTAACCCACAAACCATCAAGAGATAGGCTTCAGGGATATGTAAAAAAAGGTCATAAAACAATGGGTGATGGTGCTACAATGATCGTGGATTTGATACCCGGTTTCTTTATCGGTAACAATCGTGCTTCCGTCCTTCTTGAATTGCAAAGAGCTGTTCACTTGGGAGATGTAATTATTAGATCGATTAGGCTATTGAATGAGCTAAAAACGTTCGTTACAATTGCTGGAAATCGAGTGGCTGACCATAAAAGATCATTCCACGATGATTCAATTATGGGTCTCTCAATTGGCTTGTATGTTCTTAATTTTGATATGGCTAGGTTTAAGCAAAGCAAAGGCATTTCAGAAAAATTAATTAATGCACTTTTAACAAATAATGACATAAAAGAAATGGAAAGAAATGGTGCACCCAAAAATAAACCGATGATGTCACCAAGCAACTCATCTAATTTAAACCCATATATTGTAAATGCATGGTTATTTAATGGTTTGGGAAAGAAAAATGGAATTTAGAATGTATTTATATTTAAAACATACTTTTCAAAAAAATTTCAGTATTTATAATAAATTATAATATTTTATAAAATGGCAGAGCAAGGAAAAAAGGGAACAATATACCAAGAATTAAACGCAATTTTAAATCTTGATGGATTTGGCTTTCAAGATCAAACACAAGCAGTTAATTCAACCATACCAACCAAAGAAACTAAGGTTATTATTAAAGGTAATAGTCCAGAGGAAATCCAAAGAAAGGGGTTAGAATTACAGCAAAAGAAAGAACTTCAAAGTAAATTCTTTAGAACTACTGACAGAGGATTTCAAAAAGCATTACAGTATGAGGCAGCAAGACTACCTGCATATATAGATTATGAAGGAATGGAATATTATCCAATCATTTCAAGTGCGTTGGATTTATATATGGAGGAAGCTACTACTATTGGTGTTGACGGTAAAATGTTGAATATTTATTCCAATAAGGAAAGAATAAAATTATTATTGGAAGAATTTTTTTATGATATTATTAATGTGAATGTCAATCTTCCTTTTTGGGTAAGAAACCTAGTGAAATATGGGGATAATTTTATACTTTTATATGGTGAGAACAAGAAAGGCATTTCACACGTAAAGCAAATGGTTAATTATGAGATAGAAAGATTTGAAAGAATTCAAAACGGAAAACCAAGCGTTAGATTTAAAGAAAGAATGACGGGTGACGAATTCAATACTTTTGAAATTGCGCATTTTAGATTATTGGGAGATGATAAATATTTGCCATATGGCTCATCAATTTTAAATAAAGTTAGAAGAGTATTTCGTCAATTAGTTATGGCAGAAGATGCGATGTTAACATATCGTATTATTCGTGCTGGAGAAAAGAAAGTGTTTAAAATTGATGTCGGAAACATTGACGAGGATGATATTGAAGATTATATTTATAAAGTAGCAACCAAATTTAAAAAAGTTGCACAAGTTTCTCCAAATGACGGTCAAATAGATTATCGTTTCAATATATTGGGGAATGACGAAGATTATTTCCTACCAATGAGGAATTCGAACTCACAAACAGGTATTGATACATTAGAAGGTGCTAGCAATCTAGATGCCATAGCCGATATAGAATACTTGAGAGATAATTTATTCATCGGGCTTGGTGTCCCAAAACCATTTCTTTCATTTCAAGATGCAGCTGGTGCAGGTAAGAATATGGCACAATACGACATACGTTTTGCAAAGAAAGTAAATCGTATTCAACAATCAATCATTCAGGAACTTAATAAAATGGCAATGATCCATTTATATTTATTGGGTTACACTGGTGAAGATTTAAATAATTTTCAACTAACATTAACAAATCCATCAGTACAACAAGAATTATTAAAATCCGAATTGTTGCGTGATAAAGCACAAACATATACAGAATTAACTCGTGGAGAAGCGGGTATAGCAGCAATGTCACATACAAATGCAAAACGTTTAATTTTCAATATGAGTGACAGACAAATTGTCGAAGACTTGAAACAACAGAAAATGGAAAAAGTTATCATGCAAGAACTTGTTGATGCACCCGTACAAATTAAGAAAACTGGTTTATTCGCAGATATTGATAAGAGATTTGCTGAACCAGAAGGTGGAATTATTGGTGCACCTTCAGGTGGAACAGAAGCTGGTGGTTTACCACCAATGGGTGGTGGAGGATTACCACCAGCGGGCGGTGAAATGGGTGGTTTACCACCAGCAGGTGGAGGAGGACTACCACCAGCACCAGCGGGTGGCGAAATGGGTGGTTTACCACCAGCGGGCGGTGAAATGGGTGGATTACCACCTGTTGCCGAAGGTAAGTTGAGTGAAATAGAGTTTACAAAGCATATTGAGAGAACTGTTTTTGGAAATAGTATTGAGCCAGAACATAAGAAATCGATTAAAAATAAAAAAATCATAAATGAGAATAATGAAACTAATAACAAGTTAAATAACAATGCCCAAAAAATGATTAATGAAATTGATATTTTATTAAAAAATTCCACAAGTATTAATACAAAACAAAAACAAAGTATTGCAGAAGATATTAATTTTGAGGATATTGAAGATATTGATTTAACCGAATAATTTAAGTATTTCACTAATATATAAAATATAATAAACATTTACAATTAAATATAGTATTTATAATAAATCAAATTAAGTCATATGAAAAATATCAACTTAGGAATTGTTAATTTCATGATTTCAAATAAATTGAAAGATTCTTATTTTAACAACAGCTTGATTGAGGAGTCAAGAAAACTAACTTCCAATTTTATTGATGTTATTAAAAATTCTCCAATATTGCAATTGGAATTCAGGGTGTTTAACAATATTGAAAACAAGCATATTGAAAACGATGTGACTGCAACTCGTTATATCGATCAAAACATTAAGTTATTTGAGATATATACGATTCAAGAAATTAATGAAGAGCGTAAAAAACTAAACCCATTTATTTTTGAGGTGAATATCTCAAATGATGATAGTAAAATATTGTTATACAATGCTATAGATAATTTGATTAAAGAATCTCTTAAAGATTATGTTGATGTAGATGTTGATTGTATTCATGAATCATTCACAACTGTTTTGAATCATATTAAAGAGCCAAAAAAGATATTGGTTGAAAATGTTGAGGTTCAGGAAATAAATGAAAACATTATTGAAATTGCTGTAAATAAATTCAATCAAAAATATGAGTCATTAAATGAAGACGATAGAAATCTATTTCAAAAATTAATTACTTATAACGATAAAGAAAAAGAAGAACTTTTGGAATACTATAAAGATGAAAATCTATTAATTTTAGAAAAAGTAAATAAAGACAGTGTTAAAGATAATATCTTAAAAGCAATTCAAAAAATAAAGGAAACTAAATATAATAAGTCTAGCGTGAATGATGATATAATAGGTTTATATGAGTTAAAAAAAGAGCTACTTTAAGTAGCTCTTTTTTTAACCATCCCCCCTATTTTTTGTTTCTTTAATATCAGCTTCGAAGTTGTTAAATGGTTTATCCATTCCCAAATCATATCCAAAATAATAACCCTTTAAATTTGAATTATTTTTATTTCCCAGCATATTAAATATTTTGTAAACATAATCGACACCCTCACTCTCATAGCCAACAATATCACCCTTTTCCCCTCTAAATAAACTAGCAGCAGTAATAGAGTCGGTATATGCAGGTCTAATGAACCCCGGTCCTCGACTATACCCGAATAATGCATTACTTGTTAATGAACTGTGCTTATTTGCAATACTTTTCATATATACAAATTGTGCTTTAATCATAATTTCGGGATTGTCTATAATATTTTGGTGCATTGTTGCTCTATTTAACTTTCCCTCTGGGAATGCTACTTTGTAAGCATTAATACTATTTAGATTGCCAGTAAGCCCCTTAGTAATAGCTGCCTTTTCTTCGGAAGTAAACGAAGAACTACCATTTAATATAATATCAAATACTGTAGTACTTAAAAATTGACTAATACCCGATGCTGTACTTGTTTTGGCATAATTCCATATAATATATGCCGATTCTTGATATGCTTGTGCTGCAAGAACATTTGCATCCATTTGGTAAGTTTGACCGAATTTATCATACCAACCAATCAGAGCTTCGGCTAATTCCCCATTTGTGGTGATTAATTTACCATTATATTTTGAATTTGACACCCATTCTTTGTCAGGTAAAGTTTTTGGTTCACAATAGGGTAATACATAACTATTCTTACCCCTAATTTTCGAAGTACTACTGTCACAAGCTTTTTTAATAAAATTTTTACCATCAACAGTTAATTTTACATATCCCATATTATTGAATTTTAAATGTATACATTGAATTATATTTAGCCTTATTAGCATTACTAACAGTGCCTTTGCCAGCAGTAACACCACCACTAAGTTGACCAGCAGATGCACCACCAATTGTTGAGGTGTCGTTTGAGTCCCCACCATCATACCCAATGATTGCAGAAGGACTTAATACTCTAGGTACAGGAAACTTAAGAATTTTTGTTCCAGAAAATGATGTCATCATTTTATTTGGCTCAATTGTATGTTCAACAGATAATATTAAATATGCCCCGTTAAACATTGGTATATTATCCAATTGAAAATATTGTGTTGGTTGAATCATAACGTTTCCAAAACCAGTTATTGTTGCCTTATATGCTCTATTTTCATATACATTATATAAGTTTTGCCCTTTTGGTATTGGCGCATTTAACTTATTATCACCAGCCAATTTCGAAAGAATTTTTAGTGATTCATTGGTTTCTGGAAACTCTTTACTATCTATCTTTATGTCAGTAAACATTGATTGATTTTGTTCACCAAATCTTACTCTAAATGCTCGAACTTGTCTATAAAAATTGAATCCACTGCCTTCAACCTGATTATCATCACTTGCTACTGGCATTTCTGGTTTTGTGTTGAAGTCTGAAACATCCGTAGTTCCAATATTTTCAATACCATCTTCTTTAAACCCATTATTAATGTTGCTAGGATAACTTGATGTACCACCAACGTACATGCATATATATGCTGGTGTTTGTTCAATACCACCATTTGGGTCTATTCTAAAGCAATCTTCCCACGATTTCAAGTCATCTGTTCTCATAAAATTTTGAATAGGAAAAAACACAAACCCATTTTCGGATATTATTCTAGATAATACAGTGAAAATTGAGATTGTAGTATCTTCAGCCAATTCAATCAGTGATTCAGCATTTATTATTGTATCACCAATAGGATTCATTGCTCTATCAACAAATGCAAATAAATCAATCAGATTTTTACCGTTTTTTGCAAATGGGTAGCCTTTACTAGATTTTGAATCTGGGTTACATAGCCACTTATCATTAATATTTTTAAACGAATAATACGTCTGATTTATAATATCCTCATCCCCAGTTAATTTTTTATTTTCTTCTTCAGCTTCTTTAGTTTCTTTTTGTTTTGCACCTATTAATTCAACAACCTTGGGGAAAAATATTTTAAAATATTTGTCATTTATGGTTTTAATATTTTCATTATTACCAGTTTTTTTGGCTGCCAAATCATTTATTGTTTTTAGTGACACATATGCTAAGGGTGTTGTTATATTTTTAAAAGTATTTTGACTATAACAAAGAATATTTGTTTCACTAATCAATGGTTGTAGTACTGGCTGGAAAAATGTCCCACCCTTATCTTCTTTTGATGTTGGGTTTAATAATATTTTATATGAATCGATCTTAGTTTTTCCAGCTGTAACCATTATTTTAACCTCTTCATATAATTTAATTAGTTGCGGATGGACATCATTTTTGTATATATTATCAAAAAATGAATCATATGCATTTTTAAACACTTCTTTATCTTTAATTGAGAGATAATTATTAACATCGTGAATATCGGCAAAAACAAATAAACCTGCACTATCTAAACCCTTTCCAGAGCCTGTAAGATAAAAATCTTTTAACTGATTTATAAAATCATCGCTTGCATCGACAAGTGCACCAATATATGCAGGGAGATATTTGGGAACACCAATTGCTGCTGGGTTTTGAAAAATAACTTCGTTTAAATTTTTTGGGACAATATTAAATGGACTTAATGTAAATCCAAAATTAGATAAAAATAATAGTGCACCTAATTTTGATGTTGATGCATCAATAGGATAACCAGATATTAATGAATCATTAAATAACGCATCATCATTATTATTTTTCGATAATTGGTCTGCCCATACATCACATACATTATTAAAAAAGTCCAAACTATTTGCAAACGAATAAATATTTCCCCCAATTTTGGAAATGTCCGAATTACCATTATTAAGTAATAAATTAATTGATTCTTTTGTAGAATGATAACCACCGCTTTGAATAACTATTTTATCGGGAGGACCTTGTGCTCTTTTAATTAATAATGTGGGTGCAATATATCTTGTATCAAGATTAACATTATTATATTTAACAACTTTGTCATTAACCACTTTATTGTCATTAACACAATCATCTATAATATATAATACATTTTCATTTGAAAATACGTATGATGCTTCTGGTAAAGTGCTTTTAAATATTCTACTAAACCAAGAACCCTTTACACCACTAGCAAACTTATCAATGGGTTTTGTACCATCATCCGTTGGTATTTGTTTTTGAATATCGGCATTATAAATCATTGAGCCAGAATAATTTGGATGGTTTTTGTCAACATACGCATTGTTAATTACAAATTTACTATCATTTGGGAAGCCATATACATCGCTAAATTCAGCAGTATCCAAATCAGCATAAAATTGATCAACGGATTTGTTGGCATATTTTGACATAAATTCTTTCACAACGGAAGCATAATTTGTTTGGGTTATTGACGTAGCTAGGTTAGTGGCTTCGGCATTTGCATATAATTCTACATATGTTTGACTTGCATCACTATTACCATAAAATTTCTCAGGAAGTGAACTTTGTGTAAGCACATAGAATCTATCTAAAATAATTTTAAGAATTTGTGTTATTCTCTTATCAGGATTAAGATTAATTGATTGTTGTCCACCGCCAGTACTAGTATCAATACCAGCATATGGACTCGAAACATTACTACTTGATAACTTAGAATCTAATGGTGATATTGGAAACCATTTATTTGTACCGTCAGCATCTTGCTCAGATTTCATGTTAGCAAGTGCATTTACGTTTCTTTGAGTTGTGAAAGTTTCAATAAATTTATTAACCAAAATACTTTCGGGAAATGGTGTGGGTAATAATTGATTCAATCTGGTGGGTGCTACTCTTTCTTCTCGAAGACCACCAGTTATTTGTTTTTTGTCAATTATCAATGGAAAAGAATATATTCTCTCATCAGGTTTATTACCAGAATCATTCATTTGGCTTCCAGCAATTATTCCCCTATTGGCACTATCATTATGATGCCCCTCTGCATCAAATGATGTTGATCTTAATTTATTGAAAACAGTATCAACATCATTCAATAGAATTTTAAATATATTATAGATTGTTGGTCTCATACCAAGCTCACTTAAAAACATACTATTAATTTTAGTGTTAATTGTTGAGCTAAGTTCAGTTTTATTTTTATTTAATTCAATTTGTTGCCTATATAGTTTCAAATAAAAAACTGTGACATCAATTGCAATATATTTTGAAGTTACTTCAGTATCACTACGATTGTCTTTAATATTATAGTTGTTATTAAAAACAATTGGTTGTGAAACATCGGTATCAACAAATTGAATTGTCCCAGCAGCATCTTTTGCCCTTTTTAACAATAACGCTCTGTATGTTTTTAATATCTTATTTATTTCCGTTGAATCATTGGATACAAGTGGTGCTCTATTCACACCAATCATAAATCCAATATATAGCCTATCATTAATTTTTGAAGGCACGGTATTTGTTGAGAGTAATTCTATTCGAGAATCATAATCAGATAATTTTGTCAACTGAGTTATAACCGATTGTGCGTTTATTTCGGTTGGTGGATAATTTAAAACATTTGATATAATTAGAGTGGATGTTTGGTTTGCACTATATGCGTTTTCAGATAGAGACACATCATTAACAAAAATGTATGGAGTACCCTTTGTACCTAAATCACTTTTAAAATTACCCAAAATTCCCAATATAGAAGCATTTTGACCAATTTTAGCTAGGGTACTGTCATATTGTTTGGTAATATCATCTGTTTTTAATTTATTATTTATTGCTGAATATAAGTTTTTAAACTTTAATATTAATTCATTGGTATTTCTTGGTGGTAAATTAGGGTCTGGTGTTAATGTAGTACCAGCATCTATCAATGGGAAGTTAATTGAGTACCTGAATAATATATCGCTCAATGGTGCATATGTTATTGCAACAAATTGGGCATCGATTATAAAATTACCATTATCTGCTTTAAATTCTGTTGTATATTTAACCAAATGTAATTCATAATTCAAAGTCTTTCCATAAAATCCCTTAATTTTTAAATTAAAAATTGGTGGTGGAAAATCAAACAATACTCTATATGGTGAATTTTTTTGATTAAAAAACGATAGTCCCCTAATGTCAACAAATTGTATATTAACTTGGGGAATAAATGATGTGTTGAGTGATGTTTTAATACTAGTAATACCAAATCCCTCGTATTGTGTTTCATTTCCAGTACTACCATCATAATAATTCGTAGTAAAATTTAAAAAATTTGGGCTATCTGTATTTTGATTTATACCCAAAAAATTAACATTTAGAGTATTCTCCAATCCAGTTTTTTCTGTTGTAAAATTATTACCCTCAGTAGAAACTATTACACTTCTTCCCTTTCTTTTTGCAGTTAATTCTGCGAATATATGCATATCCTGATATTGAGGTATTGCATTGATTAGGTTATTATTTATGTTAACACTATTAGGGTCTTCGATGTACACAACATTATTGGTAGCCATTTTATTGATTTTTTAATATAAATACAATATAACAGAAAATATGAAATTTGCAAGGATATTTGAGAAAATCAGACTATTTATTAAAAAAGAAAATAACAACATTTTTAGAACTATTCCCCTTTAAAAATATAATGACACTATTACAAATCGCTAATCAGAATTATCAAACATCACAAATGAATTATCATACAGTGCTTTTATATTTTATTTTTGGCTTATTAATTTCGAGTATAATCTTGTTGTTATGGCAAGTAAATAAAAAAATAATAGAAAATAAATTATTAGGGCTTAAGCATGTTGCCGAAATAAGTATTATACGAAAAGATCACAGTGAAGCACTTGAGAAAATAAGAATAGAGATGCTTAAACGTGAAGAAGATAAAAGTCGTCAATGGATTGAATCTGAAAAGGAAACGTTACATATATTGGGTGGTGTTTCTACGTTATTAGACTTAAGTGATAAATTTGGTAGAATTGAGTCAGAAAAAATTATGATGATGCTTGAGCAAATTCAAGATAAGATCGAAAAAATAATTAAAGCCGAAGAAACTTAAAACCATGTCAAAAAAATTAGAAAAACTCAAGGAAATAAATATATTAATTAGTAATATTTTATGTGATTTGGAGATCAAACTATTCATTGAAGGCGATAACACTAAAAATAAAAAAATAAAAAAAGATCGTGTTAATCCGTTGTGTGGATAAAATGATAAACAATACTATTTATATAGAAAGAAATTTAATATGAGCAACATATTACAAGCAGGTCAATTGGGATTTGGAATTCTTATTGAATCAGATTCTGGGTATATAAGTAGTGACCTAAACCCATCAATAATTACCGAAGGTTTTGTATTAAAACCAAATGAACCAGTTTTAATTAATTGTATTTTACAAAAATGGGGTGTAAAAAATAAAAATGGTCGTATCTATCCTAAAGATGTTTTAATTCCACAAGCCAACGAATATCAGAAATTAATCGATACCAACAGTGCGGTAAGCGAAGCCGATCACCCCGAATCCTCTATCATTTCACTACAAAACATCTCTCACATGGTCACAAAAATGTGGTGGGGTAAGGGCGAACAGGAAAATGTTTTATATGGACAATTAAAAATAATTGTATCTCCCGGTTTTATCAAATATGGTGTTTGTTCAGTTATTGGCGATAAAATCGTTCTTTACTTACAAAATAAAATACGTCTGGGGATTTCATCACGTGGTGTTGGAACACTTAAAGAAGTTAATGGTGAAAACTTGGTTCAAGCAGATTTTGAGTTAATTGGCTTTGATTTAGTTTCATCACCAAGTACCTTGGGTGCATTTTTATTTCCCGAACAAAGTGGGGAAAGTAAATTTGGAGAGGGATATACCGTGAAAAACGGTTTGTATTTGAAAGAAGATGAATTAAAAATAATAAATGCAACGAACAAATTTTTATTATAAAAATTTGCATAATATAAACATAATTCTTTAAATAAACAAGAATTTTATAAAAAAAAATACTTTTTCACAAAGATTACGTATTTATATTAAAATTATAGTATTAGCACGATAATATGATAACATGAAAGACGAGAAAAAAACATCAATAATTAAAGAAGCCATAATTGATTATGATGCAATTAGGGAAGCTGCAAAAATCGATGCTAAAAACAAATTAGCAAACGAATTTCCAGAAAGTTTCAATAAATTATTAAAAGAAGAATTAAATAAAAATAAAGCTAAAGAGTCTTATAAAAAAGTAGACGAAGCACAAGAATCTGAGAAATCAGATGTATCAAATAAAGAAGAGTCTGATATGAAAAACGAAGCAAAAGAGACTGTAAAGGTCGTAAAAAATGAGGATGTGAAAGTAACATCAAAAGGCGTTCAAATCACTAATACCGTTGGTAAAGGCTTACCTTTCGGGGCAAAACCAAAAAATGTGGAAGAAGATGTAAAAATCACTGACACTGTGGGTAAAGGTGATCCTTTCAAAAGCAAGGCAAAAATCGAAGAAGATAAGGAAAATGATTTTATGGGTGATGTGGAGACTAAAACTCCCAATCAAGCTAAAGGTGCAACAGCAAAAGGTGTTGCATTTCAAGAAAAACCAAAAAAATCTAAAAGCATAACCGAAGACTTTGATATTACCGAACTTAACATAGAGGAAGCATTGGATGGCGCATATGACGATGATGTAATCACCGTAGATGACATCGAAAATGAAATATCAGAAATGGAAGGTTTGGGTGAAGAACTTCAAGACATGAGTGGATTACCTAGACAAAAAGGTGGTTCTGCTCTTGGTAGAGGTGGAGATGCTTACACTAAACTCATTAACATGAGAAATGAAATTGATGAAATGATTAATGGCATGAAACCTGAAGAAGAAGAAACATATACTCCTGAAGAAGAAGTTTATGCACCCGAAGAAGAGGAAACATATCTTCGTGAAGACGATGTAATTACGGATGAAGATATTGATGCTGTTTTAGGTGGTGTTAGAGAAGAAGAAGGTGTTGATGAAGCATTGGGAATTTCTCACGCAGCAAATAAAATTGAATCAAGTGCACATCTCCCGGGCAACAATTACGTTAGTCCACAACAATTAAGCAGAAG